GGCGTGGGTATTGCACAACTCGCTCACCCTCGGGGCATTTGTATTTAATGGTTGCCAGCAAAGTTGCCTTGCCGCTGGCAATCTTTTCTTTTTGCACCATCGTCAACTGGTAGGTAAACGTGTCAATCTCTGGCCCTGCTGGGCCGCTGAATCTGCTTGCGGTGGTGGTCGCCCCATGCACCATACCCGCCGCATCCCGAATGCTTGGCGTAAAACTTTCAACAGAACAATCATCCCGTTTTTTTATTCGTGCAACGGTGACGTTGATGGGCTGGCCAGCTTCTGCCACGATCTTGAAATGCTCTGGTGACCATTCAAGAATGGCCCTATCAAACCAACCAAACTTGTCGGCCAGCGTGTAACTGCCGCCCAGTGCGGCAACGCTTGCGGCAACCGCTCCAATGGCTTTGGTGAGGTCGATCATTTGTCGGCTTTGTTGTCGAGCTTGTCGAAAATTTTGCCCAGCATCTCGCGGATGTCGCGGATGTCGGCTTTGTAGTCGTCTTTGCTTATGTAGTTATGTGGCATGTTGCGCACGTCGCCGTCCAGCCGGTCAATGGCGATGTAGATGCGGTTGAGCGTCCACCCACCGAAGAACCCGGCGATGGCCACGGCAATGTTGAAGAGTACTTGGTAGTCCATCATTGTGTCAGTGCGTTACGGTTTTCTTGCTCAGGTGCAAGATTGTTAGCGGGCATGGTTGCTGCGCGAGCCGCAGCCGCACCAGTTTTGCCATACCTAGAAGGATCAGTCAGAAGACGCAACACGCCAGCACGTTCAGACGCAGGCAATGTATTGAGCATCTCTAGCGCGGTCTTGCCCGATAGCATGCCTTCTTGCAGTTTGATTGCTACTTTTTTGTTTAACCGTTTTTCAAGTTCATCAAATGTGACGTTACCAATAGTCACGTCGCGCCTGAGCAAACTAGGCAGACGCGGGAATGACCGGCCTACGTCTTCCACAACAGACGTAAATTTTTCTGCGCCCGCCGTAGCGGCTTCTCCCATTTGTTTTGTGCGCTCGACACCAACCGCAAGTTTTTCCAGCGTAGGCATCTTACTGCCCATCTCTTTAAAGATGTCGTAGCTGCCGGGGCCAAAAATGGCTTCCACGGCGTCTGGGTTGTTACCCCGTACCAGACGAACATATTCCTGTGGGGAATCTTTAAACAACTTGGTTGCTTGCGCTGCCATGGCTTTTTGGTCAATGGCTTGCATCCCCTGCGCGTATGTCTTGAGATAATCGCGCCAGCCAGTGCCACCCGCTTTTTCAATTGCATCGTCAATCAGCGGGCGAACTTCTTGGAGCACGCTGCGCGTCACTTTGGCGCTGATCTTTGGATCGGTTTGGCCAAGAATCTGCATAATGCGTTCGTTGATGCCTTCTTTGCGGAGGGTGTACAGATCATGCGCGTCAATGACGCCGCCGCCTTTGGCCGTCAAATTGGCAATGTCATCTTTGACCGCCGACAATACTTTAGTCATGTTGGAGCTGGCGCGGAGCCCTGGCGTTGCAAGTTTGGCGTCAATGGCCGCAGTAATACTGCCGGCATCCAAGGGACGCAAACCGTAGTCTTCCAAGCTGCCAATCTGGCGCTCCAAAAAGCCCGCTTCGGCGCGGCGTTGTTTGGCAATGTCAGCAAAAATGTCGGACGTTTGTTGCCATTCTTGTGAGCGCGTGCCAGCGGTCAAAAAGCCTGGCTTGCCTTTAGCGGCTGTTGCTGCTTGTTGCGCGGCCTCAGTTGCCGGCGAAATAACGGCCTGACCGGGTAATGGCGGGCCAACAGGAATGCCGCCGCGCAGCGCGTTTACCATGCCGGCTTGGCGTTGTTGCATCTGCGGTGCTAACTGATTGATTGTTTGCGCCGCTTGATTGGCCGCGCCCAACTCAACATTACGCATGTCTTGCGTCAATTGGTTCAATCGTTTAATTGACGCCTCATACGCTGACCGTGCTTCAGTTTCGTTGCCGCCTTCAGCCATGCGTTGCAACAGCGCAATATCATCTGCAGCTTGTTGTTTGAGCTTTAACGATATATCGTCTGTTTTGCTTGCAAACGCACCCAAGGCTTGAAACGCATTTTTCTGTACGCCAGCCGCAGCCTGTGCGGCAGTCAAGTCATCTGGTGCAGCGGCAAGAGCGGCGCGGATAGCTCCGATGCGGTCACCGGCCACTTCACGCGAAATTTTGCCTGCTTTGACTGCGGCAAGTTGGCCGGTAAAAGCGTCTTTAAGAAACCCCGCGCCCTTAGCTAAATAATTTACTACCGTGCCTGCTAAAGGTACCGCTGCGCCAATCATTGCACCAGTTTCAGCTTCTTCAGGGTTAGTTATTGCCGCAGTAGCACCGCCTGTAACTGCACCGCCCGCTGCTCGGGTGCCTAAATCAACCAAACGATTTGCAATAGGCGCGCCTTTTTGTACAACTTGACCAGTTGAAAAGCCGCCCGAGCGGATAGCTTGCGCCAAAGGCGCGGCGGCGGGTACTGCGCGAAGAGGCGCAGCAATCATACCGCCTACAGGATATGTAGCCGCTACTTCAGCAGCCAATTCGCCCGCGCCAGTTGAAATTGGAAATTCTTGTTTAAATGGCGCTACAGTGCCTTGCGATTCCGCAAGTCGCCGTGCAGCATCCTCTTGTAAAAAAACGCCGGCGCGCTCAACTGGATTTAATGGGCGGTTGCCCGTGACTAGACCTGACATAGTCTGTTGGGCGGGAAATAATCCCCCCGCCGCTTTAAGGCCCATGCCCAACAATCGTTGGCCGCCAAACATAACATTGCCGCCGCCGCTAATAATTCCTTGTGACGCCGCCTCAATAGGCGCGCCAATTGTTTCAAAAAATCCCCGTTCTTTACGTGGCGCGGGGATGCCGCTATCATTAACGGCGGGGGCAGATTGCTGCGCATCTTTGTAAGCCGCAGCTACAGTGTCAAATTCCGGCGTACCTTTTTTGTCAGCATTTTTTACGATCCATGCTGCATATTCATCTGCGGTTGCCATTAGTTGCTCCCACGAAGAATTGCATCTGCTTGATCGCGGATAGAACCGCTCCCGGCAGACGCAGGCCCGGCACCTTTAGCAGCAGTGCCTTGATCCATTCCTTTGGGAGGAGGAATAAGGCCAACACGCATCATGCGGTCTTTGGCCGCAGTCCAACCCGCCAAACGCTCGGCAGAAGTTTTCATTGGGTTAGCAACGTCGCCCAAAGCGCCGACAATAAAGTCGCGGTCAGTGTTAGAAATGCCAGCACCTAATTTACCGCCTGCCAAATCAGTTGCGATTTGATTAGCAGTGCCTTCAAGTGCAGCAATTGCTTTGCGACCTTCTGTAGATTTACCAAAAAACGCAATCGCGGCGGTTGTCCCAGCTTGAAGACCACCGCTGGTTGACTTTGCAATTAGTTTAGAGATAGTATCTTCGCCAGTTGTCGGGTCATAGCCAGCAGACTTCAAAGCCTTGACCGCAGCTTGCTGATCTTTATTTTCTTGGATGCTGCCAAGAGGCGTAAACGCACCTTGCGGATTTGCTTTAGTAGGCGGCGAAACAAAGCCGCCAGCTTCAGCGTTAAACACTGGCTTCACTGCATTTTCGCGCGCCAAAGCAAGTTGCCCGGCTGAAGTATTTGCTTGTTGTTGCGCAATTTGGTTAGCTGCAATTTGGTACTCGTTCATGGTAATCGGGGCCGCAGAACCGGGGACTACCGTAGCCGTGCCACCAAGCCCTGGTGTTTGCAACAATCTTGCAAAGCCGCCAGTGTTTTGCGCAGTGACTGAAGGTTTGTTTAACTCCATAAACTTTTCGGTGCCTAATTTGGATTGATTTAGCAATTCGGCAAAGGCTTGCGGGCCTTGATTCATGGCCTGCTGTATTTTTGCGACAAATTGTTCTTCAGTTATTCCTCTGGCCTTAAGCGTGGGGCCAAGAATAGGGTCTGCATGATTGGCTTGAAACCAATTAAAATATTGTTGCGGTGCGTTAGGGTCAGCAGGGTTAATGGTGTCAAGAAATTGACGTGATTGTTTTAACTTATCGTCGACCAATTTAGTTCTGTCAGCTTCCAATTTAGTTGGCTGCGCCGTTACTTCGCCCCGCAATTTTTGCGCGGTAAGTTTTTGCGTTTCCAATTCGCCAAGCGTTTTTTCAAGGCCAGGCAACTTAGAACCAAAGCCGCCAGTGGACAAGGTTTTGCGCAATGTGTTGATGTCAATATCACCCGTTTGCGGGTTGTAAGCAGATCGATACGCTTCATTAAGGGCGTTAACAGATTCTTGCTCGCGCTGCGCGGTGGCAAGTTGATATTGAGCCAACGCGTTTTGATTTTGCGCGTTTTGAATTTGCGACACTTGAGCGTACTGAGCTATAGGGTTAGCTATTTCAATACCTCGAATGCCAAGTGCAATGTTTGGGTCAAGTGCCATGATTTATTCCTTAAGGAGCCCAAGTGCCGCCTTGCGTCCAATCGCCCGCATATTGACCAAATCCTTGATCGCTATACCCGTATGGCGCGCCCATCTGTGAAGCGTTGCCCGCGTTGCTATACCCAGGAGTTGTACCCCTAAGCGCGTTAACCAAGTTGTTGCCTTGGTTGTAATTCAGATAGGTGCTTAAACCGCCGGTAATGGCGTTGGCTTGGCCAACTTGACCCGCAGCGCCAGCAGCCGCGCCGCTGGTCAAATAGTTGCCCATATTGGACGCATTGGCCGCGCCGGCAGCGTTGGTTTGAGATGTGGCCGTTTGACCAATGCCCGCAAGAGCTGCCAGACGGTTGTAGCCTGTGGCCTCACGCGCCACGTTGGCGTTATAGCCTGTCAACGCCCGGTTGTAGGCGTTCTGATACTCTTGGCTGCCCAAGTCTTGGCCAAACCGTTGCGCGGCTTTTAAAGCCCCACCAGAGATCATGCCACCTCGGGCAGCAGCGCTTCGATCCAGCGCTTTTTGACCCTCTGACAACCGGAACGCATAGCCGGGGTCTTGGCCTAGATCGACCTTGCCGGTAAACGCTCCCGGCATCATGTTTTGTTGCGCCTCAAGTTGGGGCAACGCACGAAGACCCGCTTGACGCCATGGTTCTAAATCTGCGCGTGTTTGAAGATATTGCGCGTTAGACAATTCACCCGCTTGCTTTTCAGCGTCTGATTGCTGACTTGCGGCGCTGCGCGAGGCGCTGCTACCTAATAGCGCGCCCCCAACTATAGCTGCTGCTGTCCAACCGGCCATGATAGCTCTCCTTCACATTTAACTTGCATTTTACGGGCTACAGAGACACAAACGTCTTCAGAAATCTGTTTGCCCCCAAATGAGGTGCTAACCACTTCGTCAACTTCGCTGTCTTTCAAATCAAGTCTGTACAAAAACGCGCGATACGCAATCTGCGCTTTTTGCAACTCAGTTCTGCTGTCGCCAAGCCCATACTCAGGCACTACATACAGTCTGTCTTCCAAAACTGCAATGTCGGCGCAATTGTCTGGGTTGTCATATACGTCCACCCAAACAACCTCATCGTCAAAAACACGCCCTGCGCGTTGCATCCCTGCGCTTGCGGGAAACTCACATGGGCCTGTCAAGACTTTCACGCCATCGTCAGTGTTAACCGCGATTGTGCCTTTTTCTAGGCGAACGCGGTAGGCTGACTTATGTTCTGCGCCGGTCAATACAGTCCATGGTGGAATGGTGATCTTGCGCTCATAGCCGCCGGGCGTAAACGTGTGCTCGGTTACAATCTCGGCCTGCGGCATTTTTAGCAGTTCATTCTGTAACGCCACAACCTTGTCCGGCATAGACAAAGCTGGCGTTAGATTGAACTCAGTGCCGCAAGCTAAGTCCATTAAGTCACCTCACGGCCACTGACGCGCATGTTGATAGCTGTGGCAGTGCCTGCAATAGTGCTGATGAAGTCGCCCACGCCCAGCACTTGGCCCACCAGCTCGGGGAAAGTATAGACCTCAGACGCTTGGAGCGTCTTAGTCTTGGTGATCAAGTTGGAATTGCCCGCAGACCCAGACACGGTGACCAAGTTGACGCTAATCGTCGCAGCGCTGCCGCTGTAATTGGTCGCGGTAAATTTGTCGATGATGGCCGTGACGCCAGTAGCTGTGTACTGGGTGGTTTGGCTGTTCTCGACGTTCTTGGCGGGAACAAGGACTTTGACGGTGACTGTCATGGGTTACTCCAGTAAAAGGCAATTGTTAGCGGCAGCTTGCATGATGACCCAATTGGTGCCGTCAGACACCATTGTCGCCCAATTGCCTGCAACTGCCAAGAGGATTGCTGTGCCAGCCGCACCGCCCGCTCGCGGGACAACGTTGCTGGACGCTGACACCAGCGTCTGGGCTTGATAATTTTGAAAGGTCAAGTACCCACCAGGGAATGTGGACGCAGTTGGCAACGTCACCGTACAGGTCGAGCCTGACTTATTGTTGATGTACCAGTTGCTGGTGCCCACTGTAAAGTCTGCCGTTACAGTTACCGGCACGGTTGACAGCGCCGCAATAGATGCGTTGACTGCGCCAATGTCAAGAATGGGTTGCGATTGCAATCCTTCAATTTGCTTTTGCATCTCAGCCATCTGGGACACCAAGGCCGAACAGCAGTCAGTCAATACGTCAGGAACTGGTAAGGTAACGACAGGCGGCAGCGTTTGCAATTCCTGATTGACCAAGCGAAGCGCGGCGTCATAGGACGCAATCAAAGATATTGAGTCAGGGCCAAGGCCACCATCATCCACCACATCAGTCGCAATGTTGTTGAGCGACAGAAAAAACAAGTACCACGCCCGGTCAATCAACCCGGTGCGCGGGTCGATCAACGGCACCCTGGGGGGTGTAATGGGCGTGGGCGTCGCGTTGGGGCTAGGCATTGGTTGGGCTGATAATTAACTCGGCCCCCATGATGGCCACTTTGACCGGGTCAGTCATGGACAGCTCATAAACGCGGTCTCGCAGCTTGACTGTCATGCCCAGCCGCCGCCAAAACGTCCGGTGGCCATACGCGCCAATTCTGCCAAGTGGTGACCAATGCTCATTTGACCAAGTGTGGCCACCGTCATCTGACCAACGCAGCATGGCTTCGGGGTCGTAGCCTGGTGTGGCAGGGTATGAGTTGGTGACAATTTCATAGCCTGTAATATCGGTATCTGATAGCTCGTATTGCCCAATCGGTTCAAAACCATCCCCTGCTTCAGTGGTCAAAGTGTCGCCTGATTGAGTGGCCAAATAGGTTTGCACATACTGAGCCACAAGGTTTAACCCCGACTCGGTGTCTATGTTTTCGCTGGCGTATGCTGGGTATAGATTTAATCCAACGCCCGTTTCGCAATCCAATTGCAAGCTGTGATGGGCCGTGCGCTTGAGGTTGTTTTGACCCGTGGGCAACGCCCGCCAGGTGCGCAGCCATTTTTGAATCTGGCCATTGTCGGCGTACACGTCAAGGTCAAAAGCGTAGATGTTGCCGTTTTCAAAGTCGCCAACAACGACCTCGTTGTTGAACGCCATTTGGCAGTTGCTACGGTGACGGGTAAACGCGCCGTCAACAAAGCCGGCTCGCTCATGCCAGGCTTGTGTGGCCGCGTCGTACACCCAAGTGGTGTTGGCCGTGGGGAAGATCAGCACGTAAAAGCTGTGGCCATCCTGTTGATAAGTGTACGCAATAGCGTCCGACATGTCGCTGTACTGTTGGATTTGCCACTCGACCGCATGGGTCGAGATGCGCTGGCCTTGATACCCGTTGGCCCGGTAGACGATACCTTGCCCCCGGCGATCCCGACCCAGCCAGAAAAGGCCGTTATCCATGTTGGCGATGGAGTAGGGGGCAGCGCAGCCAAGCTCGTTAAACGCGCCTTGGATGCGTTGCAGGGGGAAGTCTGTGGCGCCTGAGTCGTACCAGACCTCAATGGAGTTTGTACCAAAAGCCCAAACCTCGCGGAAGTTGGACACCACGGCCAGCAGGCCATCGGGCGACCCTTCAGTGCTGGCAAACTCAAGCGGGTCAATGGACGTGCCGTCCAAAAGGGTTGTGACCCACATCTTTTGGCTATTGGGTTCGTTAAACACAAAATAGCCGTCCAGATAGCAGACCGTCACCGCGCCAGGAAAGTCAGGGTCAGTGATCTGGCCAAAGGCGTTGGTGGTAGCGTTGTAGATGTAACTGGGGCCGTTGGCTGCAATGAACAATTGTGTGCCGTTGTCGGCCATGCTAACCGGCCCAGTACCGGCTACAGTGCCAATCAGCGTGGCCGCGTAAGCGTTGTTGATCTTGTAAAGCTGGGTGCCCGACACCACAAAACCCACACCGTCATTGGATGAGAACGCCCACAGACCGCGAACTGGGCCCGTTCCCACCGTTGACAAAAGCGCCAGCCCTGGGCAGCGTTGCAAGAATGCCGGCTCTTTACCGCCCTCGGGGATAACTTCTGGAAACAGATTGACCATGCGAGCATTCGCAGCGTTGATGCTGCGGGTCACATAGGTCGAGCCAAGAATAGGCGTTTTCATGTTAAACGTAACTTGGATACCATTTGGTCGTTGTAGCGTCGTAAGTCATTGTGAGTGCCCTATTAACAACCGCCGTTCCAAGTACGGCAATATTTCCCGCCGCTGTCCAAGTAAATGCGCCAGTAGGAATCAATGTGATCGTGCCGCCGCCAGTAGAAATTGGCGCTGCTGCCGTGATGTTTACCACTGCCGTTGTTCCTGAGATAAAGACAATTGGAGTTGTTGGGGCAATTGTTGTTGCGCTTGCAATAGTTGGTGCAGCCGCGCTTACGGCGCTAAAGCTACTCAATGAAAGGCTTGTGCCTGTAGCTGCGCCAAGGACGGGGGTTACCAAAGTTGGCGTAGTTGCAAATACAGCAGAACCTGTACCTGTTTCATCAGTTAACGCAGTTCGTAAGTTGGCACTACTTGGCGTTGCCAAAAATGTTGCCACGCTAGTACCCAAGCCACTTACGCCGGTTGCAACAGGCAGGCCCGTGCAATTGGTCAAAGTGCCACTGGCAGGCGTTCCTAACGCAGGCGCAACCAAAGTTGAATTGGTAAACAGTAGTGCGTTGGTAACTTGTTTGGTTGTGCCCGATTGCACAATTGGCAAGACATCACCAACGGCAGCAGCAGTTGCGACGGGGAGGGAGGTGATTGCAATGGTGGCCATGTTAATAGTTTCCTGCGTAAATGTTAAAACGTTGACGGGTGGCGATCAGCGAATACGGCATAGACATGATGTCATCAGGGTTGTTGATGCGCTTCAGATTGCGCTTGCTGGTCATTGCAATGCGCTGCACCTGGGGGCTAGGCTCAACGCCAAACTCAGGCGCAAACTCCATGGCCAAGTTGTACACAAAAGCCCGTAAATACCCAGGCGGAAACAAAATGTCGGTTGCCAAGTTGGCAGGCTGACTTAGCTCTTGCACGCTGACGAAATGGAACTCCAGCAGACGTGTGGGGCGCGGGTAGATGTTGATCGTAACGTCTGGGTAGGTCATGTTGACAAACATGACTTGGGGAAAAGTCGAGGTCACGGTCTTGACCGCGATGCCGTTGTACTGTTGCTGATTGATTAGCTTGAGGCCATACGACACCCCGGTGCCGGGGTCCTTAAAATAGGTGGAGTCGTCAACCAAAACAGGCCGCACGGCAGTGCCGTTTAGACGCACCAAGGAGCCAGTGGGGCCAAGGGTTTCTTCAATAGAGCTAACCGGCCAGTTGACGATCTGATCAATGGTGCAAAAGACAGACAGACGCTCGGTGTTCCAAGAGTCAATCATCTGGTTGAGCGCCATCAGCGCATCTTGCGACACTGATGCCGCTGGCGTTTCGCCTTCGGCCAGCACGCCCAGCAGCCGCAGCGCCCGGTTGATCTGATCGGCAGCAGAGTAGGTGGCCATCTTTACGCTCCTTGTTCGACC